AACCAAGTAAGAGCAGAAAAAATGAAAAGGTCGCTCAAATTATTCACAAAGAATAGTTGGCAAACTATAGAGCCTGCTAGAGAGTTTTATGATAACTGGCATATAGATGCGATTAGTGAGCATCTTCAAGCAGTTGTAGAGGGAGATATAAAAAGATTAATTATAAATGTGCCACCAAGACATATGAAATCAATTTCAGTAGCAGTTACTCTCCCAGCTTGGACTTGGACAGTTCAACCTAATAAAAGATTCTTATATGCTAGTTATGCAGGCTCATTATCAATTAGAGATAGTGTAAAGTGTAGAAGATTAATAGATAGTAAATGGTATCAAAATTTTTTCGGTGATATGTTTAGTCTTACGACAGATCAAAATCAAAAGCAGCGATTTGAAAACGATCAAAATGGTCAACGGATAGCAACCTCAGTCGACGGAGCATTAACTGGTGAGGGTGGTGATATTATTGTTGTTGACGACCCTCATAACGTAAGAGAAGCAGAATCCTCAAAGGTTAGAGTGAGTGTTCTTGATTGGTGGGATCAAGCTATGCAAACAAGATTAAATGACCCAAAGACAGGAGCATTTATAATTATAATGCAAAGAGTTCACGAGAATGATTTAACTGGTCATATTTTATCAAATGAAAGTAATGAGTGGGATCATTTATGTTTACCAGCAAGATATGAAAAGAAACATCCTACACCAACACGTTCATCACTAGGTTTTATAGACCCTAGAAAAAAAGAAGGTGAATTACTTTGGAAATCAAGAGTAGATGATAAAACGTTGAAAACATTAGAAAAAAGTTTAGGAACTTATGCTAGTGCAGGACAACTTCAACAAAGACCTATGCCTAAAGGTGGTGGGATACTAAAAGCAGAATGGTGGCAGGAGTGGTCAGAACCTGATTTACCAAACATAGAATATGTAGTACAATCTTATGATACAGCTTTTAGTACAAGAGAAACGAGTAGTTATAGTGCAAGAACAACTTGGGGAATATTTAAAAAAGATGGACAAATAAATGCTATCGTTATAGAAATGTGGTATGATAAAGTTTCTTATCCTGATTTAAGGAGACTTGCTCAAGAAGCATACGATGATTGGCAACCAGACGCAGTCTTAATAGAAAAGAAAGCAAGTGGTCAAAGTTTATTACAAGATTTAAGAATGGCAGGAATACCAGTGTTAGCATATAATCCTGATAGAGATAAAATAGCAAGAGCCCATGCCAGTAGTGCTTTGCTTGAAGATGGAAGAATATTTTACCCTAGAGGGAAAAAGTGGGCAAAGAATTTAATTGATATATGTTCAGTCTTTCCAGCAGGAGATAATGATGATATAGTAGACACATGCACACAAGCATGGTTAAGATTAAGAAAAGGTTGGTTTATTACACACACTACAGATTATGACGAAGATGATGTAAGGGAAGAAAAGAGGATGACCATTTATGGCTAAAGAACCAAAGGTAATACCATTCGCAGAAAGTATGCCATCAGATAATTTACAAGTAGAAAAGATTGGCGATAATGAGGTTTTGATAGGCGATCCTGCATTAGACCAAGTAAAAGAAATAGACACGACATTCAACGAAAACTTAGCAGAAACGATAGATGAAAACGAATTAGTCAAGAAAGCAGGGCATTTAGTTCATAGCTATGAATCAGATACATCAGCTAGAGCAGAGTGGGAAGAAAGATATAAACAAGGTTTAGAAACTCTCGATCCTACAGGTGGTCAAGAAGAGGAAGAAAACCAAAGAGCATCTAGAGGACTCTCTACAGTAATACACCCATTAATATCAGAAGCAGCGACACAGTTTAATGCTAGAGCGATAGCAGAATTATATCCGTCAGGTGGTCCTGTAAAGACAGTTATAGTTGGCGAACCTAATGAGGATTTAGAAGAACAGGCGAAAAGAGTAAGAGACTTTATGAACTATCAAATTACTCAACAGATGCCTGAGTATTTTCCTGATTTAGATCAAATGCTGTTTCAATTACCATTAATCGGTCATACCTTTAAAAAGGTTTGGTGGGATTCTAATTTAGATAGGCAATGTTCACAGTTTGTGAAAGCAGAGGACTTTGTGGTATCTCCAGAGAGTAAAGACCTATTTACAGCTTCAAGATACACTCATGTAATTAGAATGCCTAAGAACGAATATAATAAATATGTTGAAGCAGGAATGTATTTACAAAGTGATTATACATCTGATGACATTGACCCAAGTGGAGATACAGGAAGCAAAATAGAAGGTGTTGACCCTTATGGGGATACATCTGATGAAATGATGACTTTATTAGAAATGCACGTCTATGAAAAGTTTGATGGCATTGATGGTATAGAAGATGTAGATGATAAAAATTTAATCGCATTACCTTATGTTATAACGATAGATTATGATGCTGAAAAAATAGTAGCTATAAGAAGAAACTGGCACGAAGATGATGAGCTAAAGAAAAGAAGAGACTGGTTCGTAAGTTATAAATTCTTACCAAGTACTGGTTTCTATGGTTTCGGTTTATACCACATGATAGGTGGGTTAGGTAAAGCAGCAACAGGTGCTTTAAGAGCATTATTAGATTCAGCAGCTTTCGCAAATATGCAAGGAGGATTTAAGTTAAAAGGCAGAGTAACAGGTGGTGAAATGCAGATAAATCCAGGAGAGTTTGCAGACCTAGATGCTACAGTTGATGATGTTAATAAAGCTATAATGCCCTTGCCTTTTAAAGAACCTTCAGGGACTTTATTTCAATTGATGAATGCTATACAAGATGCAGGAAGAAGATTCGCAAGTACAGCAGATTTAAATGTTGGAGATGTAAACCCTAATGCACCAGTCGGCTCAACAGTTGCTTTAATAGAGCAAGGCAGTAAAGCATTTAGTGCAATACATAAAAGATTACATTATTCGCAAGGTCAAGAGTTTAAATTATTATCTAAGTTAAATGCAGTTTATTTAAATGATGAAGTTAAATTCTCAGCACATGGTAAAAACTCTGTAATATTTGCTAAAGACTTTGATGATAGAATTGATATTATTCCTGTTAGTGATCCGAATATATTTAGTACAGCACAAAGGATAGCACAAGGACAAGCGATACTTCAAATGGCTAGTGCTAACCCTCAACTATATGATCAATATGAAGCTAATAAAAGAATGCTTGAAGCTATAAGAATTAATAATATAGATGAGATATTGAAAGAGCCAGAAAAAGGTTCAAGGCTCGACCCTATTGATGAGAATATGTCAGTGATGTATGGAAAACCTATAAGAGCATTTCCTGAGCAAGACCATGAAGCACACATAGCAGTTCATTTACAATTTATACAAGACCCATCATTAGGTGGTAATCAAGGCACTAGAGGATTACTTCCTATCTTAATAGCACATATAGCAGAACACGTTGCATTACTTTACAGACAGAGAATGCAGGCAGGAATAAATATGACATTACCAAATATGCCTGATGTTCGTGATCCTAAATTTAAATTTGACGATATAGACCCACAACTAGATATGATAATAAGTCAAAAAGCAGCAGAGGTTGTAGCTAAAGCACCAGTTATGGAAGCTATCAAACCATTAATGGCTATGCAAGGTCAGAAGCAGAACCCATTAGATTATGCAGCCCAACTTGCCCAACTTGAAGCACAACTTGCTCAAATGAGAACAAAAAATACTATGGATATAGATAGGGCGAAAGCTAAACAAGAACTTGATATAAAACAAGCCAAAGCACAACAGGATATAGATATTGAACAAGCTAAAGCGAATCAAGATTTACAAAATAAAGTTAGAGAGTTAGAATTAGAACTACAACTAGAAAGAGAAAAAAATGATGCTAAAAGACAAGAGGAGTTATTAGATGGCAGAAAATGATGATATGATGACGAAAGGAGCGACATCAGATAAAGAAAGAGACATGATTATGAATTCAATCTTGTCAAGAGAAGCAAACAAAATGCAAGGTGCAGTTTCTGATAGTGAAGCCGAGATGATGAGAGATAAAGCTAAAATGACACCTGAAGAGGAAATCATATTAGAAAGTTTAATGAAATCTGGTATGTCTATGGACACAGCATTAGATATAATGGCAAGTAATAAAGTCGACTCAATGAATAAACTTAATACATTAAGAACTATGTCGTCAGAACCAGTCAGACCTGAAGAGTTCGGTGGACTTCCTAAAGTCGCTATGGGTGGTGTTATGGGTGGTGCTACAGGTGCTTCGGCAGGTGCTAAACCTAATATGAAAGGCACTATGACTGACGGAGCTATGATGCAATATTTAGCAAGTAAAACAGACCAAGCCAAAAGTGCTATGGGAAATATGTTAGGTGCTTTATCAGGAACTATGGGAGGTGCTATGCCACAAGCTATGGGACAGCCTATGAATCAACCTATGATGCCACCACAAAATAAAACTATGATGAGAAGATGACACAACATACAGCACTACAACTTCTAACTGAACAAGAGAAACAAAAGTTAGGGAGTGCTATAACTACTCAACCAAAAAAAATATTTGGGTTTGAAGTAAACCCTCTATCGTTAGGTGCACCAGTTGTTGATCAAATATTTCAAACATCAATATCGCCAGTAGTAACGACACTCGGAGCATTAAGTAATATTGAAAAAGAAAACATAGCTTCTAAAGTCGTAAACCCTGAGCAAAATATATTTTCAACGATTGGTAAAGCAGTATTGCCAAGTGCAATATCAGGCGAAAGTTCAATAGACGTTATCAAAGACAGAGCTGATGTAAATAGAGATAATGTAGTAACACAGCAAGAGTTTGATTTATATTCTAAAAACTTTATTGATAGAAGTGTGCCTACAGCATCAGTTCAAGTTACAAGGTTAAACCCTATTAGTCGATTAGCGACTGAGGGTATGGTAGGTGGATATGAAGGACAAAATATTACACCTAGAACTATACCTAAAACAAATATTTCTAATATAGTTAATAAACCACCTATGGGTGTCGGCTCTACAGGTAATTTAGCAGGAGCAGAGGGAACAGCGATGCAGGGCAGACCATTCGGAGTCGGAGGAACACAAACAGCAAAAGAAACTACAGTTTCAAATACATTTGCTGATGATGCAGCGACTTCCGATACAGGAGATGACGGAACTTTTATTTGCACAGCTTTATATGATATGGGTGATATGAAAACTTATATTTACAAATATGATCAAACCTATGGTAAGAAAGTGAATCCAGCTATCTACAGAGGTTACACCTTATGGGGTAAATATGTTGCTGATAAAATAAGGAAAAGAGGTTTAATTTATAAAATAGTCAGACCTATGGCATTAGCATGGGCATATCAAATGGCTTATGAATTATCAAAAGGCAAAGTCGGTAAACAAACTAGATCAGTCAAAATTATTAAAACCATAGGCGAGGGCATATGTTATGCTCTTGGTAAAACCATTATAAGGAGATAAAAATGGAACATGAAATAGAAATAGGCGATATGGAAAAGAATGAAAAGTTATTCATGGAGAAGATGGGATTTCCTAGAGATTCAGAAGGATTAGACCTATCAGATTCACAACTTGTGAACTTTTTATTACTTTGTCATCAAGAAATGATTATTCCTGAAGAAAACGAAGAAGAAGAAATGGAAGAATCAGAAGGTAAAGTAAAAGTCAAAGTAATGAAAGTCGATAGTGGCGACATGCGAGGTATGATGGACGAAATACTTGGTCATGGTGGTCCAAAAATTAAGGAGTACTAAATGGCAGGAACTATGGGTAATATCGGTGCTTTAGCTAATATGCAAGGAGAAGCACCAAAAACTACTGAGGGTGTTCAACAAGCACAGTTTAGTATTG